AAATTCTAAAGACAAATGATGTTGATTACGTTATTGCTTCAGATACTGATTCTATATACCTTAATATGGGTCCTTTGGTTGAATGTGTATTCAAGTCAAGAGAGAAAACTACTGAGAGCATTGTTTCATTCCTTGATAAGGTCTGTGAAATGGAACTTGAAAAGTATATTGAAGGTTCTTACCAAGAATTGGCTGACTATGTGAATGCATACGATCAGAAGATGCAGATGAAGCGTGAGAATATTGCAGATCGTGGAATCTGGACTGCAAAGAAACGCTACATTCTGAATGTGTGGAACAGTGAAGGTGTTGCATATTCTGAACCCAAACTTAAGATCATGGGAATAGAAGCAGTCAAATCATCTACACCAGCACCTTGTCGTAAAATGATTAAAGATGCTCTTAAGATCATGATGACTGGTAGTGAAGATGATGTGATTAATTTTATTGATAAGTGTCGTGAACAGTTTAGATCGCTTCGCCCAGAAGATATTGCCTTCCCAAGAACAGCATCTGATGTTCAAAAATATCATTCTTCATCAGAAATTTATAGTAAGGGTACACCCATTCATGTGCGTGGAGCTTTACTGTTCAATCATTATGTCAAACAGAAAAAACTTACGAATAAGTATTCTTTGATTGGAAATGGTGAAAAGATTAAGTTTGTATATTTGAAAAAACCGAATACTATTCAAGAAAATATTATTTCTTTTATTCAAGACTTTCCCAAAGAACTGGGTCTTGACAAATATGTGGATCATGACCTACAATTTGAGAAAGCATTTCTTGAACCACTGAAATCAATCCTAGATGCGATTGGTTGGAATGTGGAAAAAACTGTGAATTTAGATTCTTTTTTCTCATGATTCAAAATTTATTTCCATCTAAAATATGGAAAACTTCTTTAAACCTTGAAGAATCAATTAAAACTGATATTTTTAATCAGATTCAAAAAAATTTTATAGAAAATAAAGATTATTTGCACCCATATTGGGGGTGTAAAGTTCATACAAGTTTATTAGAAAACAATAATATTGATTTTTCTTCTATAATTTTATCTTTTAAAAGAGAATATGAAAAATTTTCTAAACAATTAAATTTGAATTTCCATAATTATGAAATACATGATATATGGTATAATTATTATTTAAACGGATACAATCAAGAATATCATGATCATATTAGCAATGATAGAACGATATATAGTTTCGTTTATTTTTTAAGAATTAATGATACTCATCCAAAAATAACATTTCACAATTATACAAATTATCATGCATATTATTCCTGCAATAAAAAAATAAAAAATGTTTATAATCGTGATGATATAAATCATTCAATTGTACACATCTGTCATGAATTGAATGTTAAAGAAGATGATCTAATAATTTTTCCGTCATATGTTCCTCATGGAGTATTAGTACAAAAAACCGAGGACCCAAGAATTACAATTAGTGCAAATTTGAGAGTTTTATAAATGGATTTACCAATCACCGATGAAGAACTAAATACGATTATTAATGCCATGGCTTTTGGAGGTGATGTGGCATTGTATCAAAAACTTAAACTTGTTAAAGAACTTAAAGATCAAAAACTTCCGTATAAAAAAATTTTACGCGAACAATATGGGATAGTAGTATAATGAATTTTAAAAGATTTTCAAGTGATCCCCCTTTAACTCCTTATGCACCAACTTGGGATTTCCGAGTTGGAACTTCTTTGTGTGAAGATATTGATACTAAATCTCTTTCTCAATTTTTATTAAGAAAAGAACGGGAAGTAAAAAAACTTCCTATACAATTTTACGAAGAGGAAAAAATATTTGATGGATATACTGGATTGGGCTCAAATAGCACTACATCAAGGGCAAATCAATATAATATTTTGACTTGGGATCATCCAGAGATACCAAAATTAAAACAAAATATAATTAAAAATTTAATTGAATATAATAGTGAGTGTGGAAATAATACTCCAAATCAATTGAGAATACAGTGTTGGTACAATGTTTTGAGATTTGGTCAAAAAATAAAACCACATATGCATTCTACGCGACCGTTTTGTTATTTGAGTGGACATTTTAATGTCCAGGTAAAAAATACTTCAACAGTGTATATGTCACCAATAAATCAATTAAATGATCCAGATGTTATCGATATTGAAAATCAAAACGGAGAAATGACTATATTTCCCTCATATATTTTTCATTATACAACTCCACATTATTCATTTAAACCTAGAATTACCATTGCATTTGATGTTATTACTCCGCGATTATAAACTATTATGGACTTTTTAAAGGATATTGTAAAAGAAATTGGTGATGACTACACCAAGTTAGCATCAGATATTGACGAAACTGAAACGTATGTGGATACAGGTTCATACGTTTTTAATGCACTGGTTTCGGGTAGCATATTTGGTGGTGTATCTGGGAATAAGATTACTGCTATTGCTGGAGAGTCTTCTACTGGAAAGACTTTTTTCTCTCTCGCAGTGGTTAAGAACTTTCTTGATATTAATCCCGATGGTTATTGTCTCTACTTTGATACTGAGGCTGCTATTACCAAGTCACTCTTAGAATCTCGTGGAGTGGATACTGATAGAACGGTTGTTGTTAATGTAGTGACAATCGAAGAGTTTCGTACTAAGGCACTTAAGGCAGTAGACATTTACTTAAAAAAACCTGTAGAAGAACGCAAACCTTGTATTTTTGTGTTAGACTCTTTGGGTATGCTTTCCACCGAGAAAGAAATTACTGATGCACTGAATGACAAGCAAGTTCGTGACATGACTAAATCGCAACTTGTCAAAGGTGCATTTCGAATGCTCACACTCAAATTAGGCCAAGCAAATGTTCCGCTCATTGTCACAAATCATACATACGATGTCATTGGAGCTTACGTACCAACAAAAGAAATGGGCGGAGGTTCTGGACTCAAATATGCAGCATCTACGATCATCTATCTCAGCAAAAAGAAAGAGAAAGATGGAACAGAAGTGGTCGGCAATATTATCAAAGCTAAGACTGCTAAGTCGCGTTTGAGTAAGGAAAATAAAGACGTTGAAGTCCGTCTGTATTATGATGAGCGCGGTCTTGATCGTTACTATGGTCTTTTGGAACTTGGTGAGATTGGTGGACTCTGGAAGAACGTTGCTGGGCGTTATGAGATTAATGGTAAAAAACTTTACGCAAAAGAGATTCTAAAGAATCCTGATCAATATTTCACTGAAGAAGTGATGCAACAGTTGGACGAAATCGCACAAAAGGAATTTAGTTATGGAGCAAGTTGAATTTCTAATTCTTAGAAATTTATTATATAATGAGGAGTATTTAAGAAAAGTTTTACCGTTCATCAAATCTGAATATTTTGAAGATGCAAATCAAAAAATTGTATTCGAAGAGATTGTTTCCTTTGTACAAGAATATAACAAACTTGCAACAAAGGAAATTCTTTGCATCGAAGTAGAGAATCGTAAAGATATTACGGATACATCATTTAAAGAGATTGTCCATTTGATTGATAATCTTAATGATGTACCTATTGAAATGAATTGGATTGTCGATACTACAGAAAAGTGGTGTCGTGATCGTGCAATTTATTTGGCTCTTATGGAGTCTATTCATATTGCTGATGGCAAAGACGAAAAAAAGAATCGGGATAGCATTCCTAGTATTCTGTCAGATGCTTTAGCAGTTTCTTTTGATAATCATGTAGGTCACGATTACTTAGAAGACTATGAGCAACGTTACGAGTCATATCACAAAAAGGAAGAAAAGATTGAGTTTGACCTTGAGTTCTTTAACAAGATTACAAAAGGCGGTCTCCCTAATAAGACTCTCAACATCGCTCTTGCTGGTACGGGTGTCGGAAAATCTTTATTCATGTGCCATGTGGCTGCTTCCGTCTTATTGCAAGGAAAAAACGTTCTCTATATCACTCTTGAAATGGCTGAGGAGCGAATTGCAGAACGAGTTGATGCAAATCTCCTTAACGTCCCTATCCAAGAAATCTCAGAATTGCCGAGGCAAATCTTTGAAAATAAAGTAACTAACCTTGCAAAGAAAACTCAAGGCACTCTAATCATTAAAGAGTATCCAACTGCATCTGCACACAGCGGACATTTTAAATCACTTCTTAATGAACTCGCACTTAAGAAGTCATTTAAACCAGATATTATTTTCATCGACTATTTGAATATTTGTGCATCTTCACGTTATAAGGGAAATCTTTCTGTTAACTCTTATTCGTATATCAAGGCAATTGCTGAGGAACTTAGGGGACTTGCAGTTGAATTTAATGTTCCGATTGTCTCTGCTACTCAAACCACTCGTTCTGGTTATGGAAGCTCTGACGTTGAACTTACTGATACCTCAGAATCCTTTGGTCTTCCTGCTACTGCTGACCTTATGTTTGCTCTGATCAGTACAGAAGAACTTGAGGGACTTGGACAAATTCTTGTAAAGCAATTAAAGAATCGTTATAATGATCCTACTATTCATAAACGTTTTGTGATTGGAATTGATCGCGCTAAGATGCGTCTTTATGATTGTGAACAATCTGCTCAAGATGATATCCTTGACAATAAGAAAGAAGAGGAGTATGATTACGAAGAAAAGAAACCAAAAAAATCATTTGAAGGATTTAAATTCTGATGATTCATGAATTTCCAGATCTCATAGAAAAAAATTTATGCAATAATATAATTGAGTATTTTGAATATTCTCAAAAAAGAACCACATCTCAAAATATAGATTTTTTCAGTGGAAGAACTCTTTGTATTTCCGAAATTGGAGATGTGCCATTGAGAAAAAAAATAAAATCTGTTATCTACAAAGTAACACAACAAGCATATATTCAATATCAAGAATTTATATTTCCCGAATTTTGTGATATTGTAAAATGGTATCCAGAAATGAATATGAAAATTCATGTTGATAATGGACATCCAGATGTGATTATGCGACACTATACTTCAATATGTTATTTAAATGATGATTATGATGGGGGGGAAACTTTTTTACCAAAACATAATTATTCATGCATACCAAAAAAAGGAAAGGTTGTTATTTTTCCCTCTTATTATCCACATGGAGTCAATTTAATTAAAAATAATCCAAGATATACATTGGCAATGTGGTTTACTAAAAATGCCGAATATCTTATGGAATAAATTTACTTGACGCCAAAAAAGATAACGACTACAATTACAAAAACCAAAAAAATCACTTAATTATATGACTAAAATTATTGATACAAACAAGTATATTGAATTCGTTCGTCAAACTACAAGTCCTGCAAGTAGCAACTATGCAGATTTAGTTTCTCGCCTGTCACAACTTGAAGTTGAGTTTGATGCCGATGTTCCTCGCCTTTTGACAGCAGCTCTGGGCATGACTGCTGAAGCGGGTGAGTTTACTGAAGTGGTGAAAAAGATTTTTCTCCAAGGTAAACCATATAACGAAGAAAATGTATTTCACCT